GCACTCGCGGGAGACGGGCGTCGTCACGCGCTCGACCGCCGACGAGGTGGAGCGCAAGCTCGACCAGGCGATTGACGACTGGAACGGCGAATGAGCGCCATCAGAGGCCCGAGAGTGGGTCAGCCCTTGAACGAAGGCTGGGCCGGGAAGGGGGCGCGTGCGGGCAAGCGCGTCGTCGTCCTGCGCCGCTTCCTGAAGAAGGACCGCTGGATGGTGCTGGCGGTCAGCCCCGGCACCGTCAACTACCAGACGATGGCCGTGAACGAGATCGGCCGGATCGTCTCGGGCATCACCTCGTTCTCCTACTGGGCCTCGGCCTACGAGGACTACTGGGCGCGGAAGCGATGAGCGAGCGCAAGGACAAGGTCAACATCACGATGGAGCCGGTGCTGCGCCGGTTCCTGGTCGGCCTCGCCGAGCGCGAGGAGCGGTCGTTCTCGCAGCAGGTCAACTACCTGATCAAGCTCGGCCTGCTCCATCTCGGGGTCGCGGAGGTTGTCGCGAAGGCGGAGCAGAAGCCGCTCCCGCCGGACGTGCTGGAGGACGTGCTGCTGCCGCCGCCCGAGGACTACTCCGACCGGATCGCGGGGGCGAACTTCGATGAGCCGCCTCCCCCCGATCCCGAGCCGGACTGGCGGGTACCCTCGTGAGCGGTGGGTCTGAGGCTCCGTTCCTATCCGAAGCTGGTCGGGGATCCGGCCTTCCACCTCCAGGTCGGTCGCCTGGTGGGTGCCTCGGAGATGGCGGCGACCCTGCTCGTGGTGGGGAAGCTCTCGGCTCAGGAACTGGTCGATGTGGGGATCCGGCTTCAGAGCGTGACCTCGTGGTTTCTGGAGCGCGACCCCGATTCGTTGTCCACGAGTCCGAAGGATTCCTGAACGCCCGAGTCTCGGGACAGGCCCGTCGTGGCTTGACCGTCACCGTCCACGACGCGCTTCTGCTCTATCGCGTCGTCGGCCTCTTCCGGACCGAGTCCGTGGTGCAGCAGAACATGACCCATGCCGAGCGGAGAGCCTGGGCGCGTGAGCAAGGCCGGGCGCTCGCCGAGCGGCTGAACATCGAGACGAGGGAGGCAGAGTGATCATCGAGGCGAACATCTGGAAGCCCGAGGGTGACGACGGGACGCTGTACGAGAGCCAGCGCGTGGAGGTCGAGCGGTCGGACGACGACGAGGTGGCGATCCACCTGAGGCTCGGCTCGGACGAGTGGGGCGCGACGATCTACCTGTCGCGGATGAACGCGGGCGCGCTCGCGGCCACCTTGCTGGCGGCAGCGGAATGAAGAAGAAGTGGCGATACAACGACGAGCGCACGTTCCGTCACTACAAGAGCCTGCGCGAATGGCGTTGTCCCAACGGGCACTGGATCATGTTCACCATCATCTGGCGAGGGCATCCGAACGTCTGCCCGCAGTGTGTCCCGGACATCGCTCGTGGAGGAACAACAGAATGAGCGAGGCCTGGAAGGATCTGGAGCTTCGGATCTGCCGGGCGCTCGGCGGCGAGCGGCGGGGGCCGACAGGGCGGCAGAAGTCCGACTGCGCGGATGAGGTGCCGTTCGCCGTCCAGGTCAAACGCTCTAGCCGTCTTGGCCCGCCCGTGCTCTCCAAGTGGATCCAGCAGGGGAAACGCGACGCGAAGAAGGAAGGCAAGCCCTGGCTGGTCGTCGTCGCCGGGCACAACGACCGCAAGCCCATCGTGACGATGGACTTCTGGAGCTACGTCGCTGAACGCGAGGAGCTTCTCCGCCTGAGGAGTATTCTCCAGCCAGGTGCCCGGCAAGAAGTACGCCTCGATCAAGAAGCCCGCGATGTACGAGGATCTGCGGGCTAAGGGAATGTCGAAGCAGTCAGCGGCTCGGATCTCCAACGCAGCGGCGGCAGGCACGCTCCGACACACGGGAGGCAAGAAGGTGGCGACGAAGAAGAAGGGTGGCGGCCTCGCGAACTTCGGCAACAAGCGCGCAGCGCCGTTCGGCGCAGGCGGCAAGCGGAAGAAGGGATCGCCGAAGACGGCGACCGGCTTGCAGAAGCCGAAGAAGAACGCGAAGGGCTACTAGGCGCGAAGGGGGCCTTGCGGCCCCCCGCGCTAACGACACGAGATGCGATCAGAGTAGACCGCAGTACCGTGCCGTGTTCGGCCAGGGCCAGAAGCCGCGTACGCGCCAGGCTCGCTCGGCCACCCACATCTGCTCGTGCGGCGTCCAGTGGTCGGCCGTACCCTTGGTGCGTAACAGGTGAGGCCCGTAGCTGGACATGAACGACCAGTCCATTTGCAGGCCTCCGTAGTAGGGCGCACCGCCATCTGTCCATGAGCCTTCGTAGCGGTGGATGCAGAGCCACTGGCGAAGGTGCGGCGGTGCGTACCTGGGGATCGACGCGACTGCGCGCTGCGTGAGCGCAACGAGGATCGTGACGGCGAGCGCCACGAAGATGATCGTCTTCAAGGTCACCTCCAAGTCGGGGAACACCGGCCTGGGTCCGTCTGGGACATCACCTCCTCGCAAGGGGGCGGCACGGAACCAGCGGATTACCTCGGGATGGGGATGCCGAGGGACGGCTCCGTGCCGCTCTGACGTTGGTCGGTCGTATCCTCCCAGACGTGACGGCCGCCGTCGAGGAACTCGACTACCAGCAGGCCGAATACGAGATGGCGTTGCGCGCCCTGCGGCTGGCGCGCTGCTACGAGCATCCCGCCTTCTTCCTCCAGTTCGTTCACTGCGTCGATGCCAAGACCGGCGAGGACTTCGACTTTGACCTGCTCTACGACGACGAGCGGGTCGCGCTCGACCTCGACGGCCCGGCCGGGAAGTGGATCTGGCATCGGGGCGTGCTCGACTCGTGGATCGAGCAGGAGGTGTCGCTGGAGTACAAGGCCCGCCAGATCGGCGTCACCTGGCTCGCCTCGGGCTACGGCCTCTGGCTGGCGCTCTTCCGGCCGGGCACACGCATCCTCGTGATCTCGATCAACCTGGAGGAGGCGACGAAGGTGATCGCCCGGATCTGGGGCATGTATCAGTCAGCGCCGGACTACATCACCGCGCACATGCGGCTGATGAAGCCCTCGCGTGGCGGCCAGCCCTCGCAGGAGATCGAGTGGCTGCACGAGGAGACGGGCAAGCGATCCTCGATCCTCGCGCTCCCCTCGACGCCCAAGGCCGGTCACGGCGAGACGGCGGCGCTCGTGATCCTCGATGAGCACGCCCGCCAGGACTACGCCCGCCAGTCGTGGAAGGCGGCCTTCCCGATCATCGACGGTGGCGGCCGGGCGATCATCATCTCGACCGCGAACGGCGTCTCGACCGAGGACGGCGAGGGCGAGGCACAGGGGAACTTCTTCCACTACCTGTGGACGAACGCCGAGTCGATGGGGATCGAGCGGCGCTTCTTCAGCGTCTTCACGCACCCCGACCGCGACAAGAAGTGGTACGAGGAGAAGGCGCGCAGGCTCCCGGCGTCCGACCGGGCCGAGATGTATCCGCGCTCGCCCGAGGAGGGCTTCATCTCCAGCGGGCGCTGCTGGTTCGACCTGGAGAAGCTGAACGCCTACCAGAAGCGGTGGCGTGACGAGGAGCGCAAGTGGCTCTACCGGATGACGCTGCGCGAGACGTACCGCCGGGCGGCCGTGATCAAGCGCAAGGACGGCGAGTGGCGGATCTACGAGGAGCCGAAGTCCGGGCACGGCTACGCCATCGCCGCCGACGTGGCGACCGGCTCGGGCAACGACTTCTCCTCCGCGCACCTGATCGACCTGACCAACGGCAAGTGGGTCGCCGAGTACCACGCGAAGATCGAGGAGGACGTGTTCGCGATGCACCTCTACTACGCGGGCAAGTGGTACGGCGCTGCCTCGGGCTGCAAGGGCGACGCGCTGATCGCGGTCGAGGTGCAGGGCGGCTACGGCCGGGCGACGGTGATCTCGCTCCGTGACGGCGTCAAGGGGCGCAAGGCGTACACGAAGCTCTACCGGCACCAGTTGACCTCGGCCGAGACGACCGCGCCGGACGACCGCGAGGCCTACGGCTTCCCGATGAACATGGCGAACCGGCCGCTGATCATCAACCAGCTTGAGCAGTGGATCCGCGACGAGCTTTGCCCCTGGATCACGCCCGACCTCGACTCCGAGCTTCGCACCTTCTCCAAGCGGGAGACGCGCCCGTCGCCGCGTGCGCTGGAAGGCTGCAACGATGACCGGGTCATGTCGGCCGGGGTATCGCTGGAGATGTACAGGTTGTACGGTTTCCACGAGAAGAAGCGTCAGCCGCAACGCCGCCGTGGGCGCTGGAAGAAGAGCCGCTATCCCTGGGAGGTGTCGTGATGGGCCAGGATCTTGCTGCACTACTCGGGCCGAGCGGAGGTGCGCCGCCGGGGCCACCCGACCAAGGGCCAGGACAAGGGCCAGGGCCTGGGCCGCCAGGGCCTCCGGGCGACCTCGCATCTCTGCTCGGCACGAGCGGTACGCCGACCGCACCGCTCGATGACTCGGCCGGGATCGTCCAGCAGATGATCGACCTGAGTCAGCAGTACCTCGGCACCGAGCAAGACCAGGAGGATCTGCTGCACATGCAGAAGATCGCGACCGAGCTTCAGACGCTGCTCGCCAAGGACCAGAAGGATGCCGAGTCGATGATGCAGGGCAAGCCGACGCCACGCGGGATGCGGAAGGCGCTCGGGCCGGGGCAGTCACCGCTTGGCTAAGTCGGCCCCCAAGTACAACCCGAACGCTAAGGATCAGGAGGCGATCAAGCGCGTTCGTGACTGCGTCAACGAGGGCAAGCGGTGGCACAACAGCTTTGCCCGGCGGGTCGAGCGCCGTTACGAGGCCTGGCGTGGCCTGCTCCCCGACAACCAGGATCCGCCGACAGGCTGGCGCTC